GCGAGGCGTTGCTGAATTAGGACCTGAAGAATGGGTTGAAATCAGTGGTGAAAAAATCTCAAAGCGATTGCCTGCAAAGGAGCCACCTGTTAAGATCAAGTTATCCAGCTATTACATGAATAATCGCAAAATATTTGTCAATTTTATCAATTCCTTTTTTGAAAGATACCGAGAAGAATTGGAAAACGTAGAAAAGACGATTACTTGCGACTCGCTCAAGGGCGCTGACTCTTTTTCTTTATTAACACACCAAAAAATTGTCAAGGATTATATGAATTTGTACACGCCGTATCGTGGTCTTTTACTATATCACAAATTGGGAACCGGCAAAACGTGCACGAGTATTGCCATCGCAGAAGGCATGAAAAACCACAAGCGTGTTATTATTATGACACCAAAATCGCTAAGAGACAATTATATGGAGGAATTGAAAAAATGTGGTGATCTCATGTACAAGAAGAATCAATACTGGGAGCGAATTGATGACCCATCAACGTTTGAAACGTTGTCTAGCGTTCTAGGGTTGTCTATGGAGTATATTACTCGCAACCGGGGGGCATGGTTGGTTGATATTTCAAAACCACCCAACGTGCTATCCAGTAGCGATATGAAAAGTCTAGACGACCAACTAAACGAGATGATCCAAAATAAATACACATTTATCAATTATAATGGTTTGCGCGCTACTCGTCTACAAGAACTTACAAATGACTACGAGAAAAATCTTTTTGATAATAGCATTATTATTATAGACGAAGCACACAACTTTATTAGTCGCATAGTGAATAAATTGCAAAAGGAAAAAGCAGTCCCAGAAAATGCGCGAGGAGAGAAGGAAAGGTTGCCGAAAGCCATGTCTTTGAAACTATACGAATACTTGTTGTCGGCCAAGGATGCGCGCATCGTTCTGCTTTCTGGTACACCTGTCATCAACTACCCAAACGAAATTGGAATACTTTTCAACATATTACGAGGGTATATTAAGACTTGGGAGATCCCGCTTGAAGTGAAGACCACCAAAAAAATCACGGCGGAAACACTTCAAGAAGCCTTGCAAGGAGAGAAGATTCTAGACTTTTTGGATTATTCGCCCGCCAGTAAAAAATTGTTTATAACACGAAACCCTCTTGGATTTAAAAACAAAATCAAAGAGAGAAGTGGCTATTACGGAGTATCCAATCAAAAGAAGAATGACAAGGATGAGACCATTATTGAAACAGATTTTGTCAGCGATGATGCTTTTGAGCGCAAAGTCATAGGCATGTTGCAGAAGATGGACATTGATGTTAAAACCGCAGGGATAAAAATCCACAACTACAAGGCTTTGCCTGATAAATTGGACGAGTTTATACTGCGTTTCATTGACCCTGCAACGAAACAAATGAAGAATGCCGACGCGTTTAAAAGGCGAATTCTTGGGCTTACCTCTTATTTCCGAAGCGCACAAGAGAGTTTATTACCCCGTTATGAAAAGACACCCGAATACTATCATGTTATTAAAATTCCCATGAGTAATTATCAGTTTCAAGTATATGAATCTGCGCGAAAAGCGGAGCGTAAAATGGAAAAGAGCTCCAAGTCAAAACAAGGTCAATTTGATAAGGATGGCATATATAAAGACCCCACCTCAACATATCGTATTTTCTCGCGTGCCTTTTGTAATTTTGTCATGCCCAATCCGCCTGGCAGACCGATGCCCGAACAAAATAAACAGGTTGGTGATAAAGCTGGTGCTGGCGAAAAGACTGGTGCTGACACAGAAATGGAAAATCTGCTAACCAAGGCAAAGAATGTAGAGCTTGACCAAGATGTCAATGCTGACAACGAAGGCGAAATTGAAGGCGACGAAGCCATTAATGCGGTTGCGGATGCGACCTATTTGGACCGATTGAACTCTGCAATTGAAGAGGTTAGAAGAAACGCAGCCGAATTCTTGAACAAAACCGCGCTAGAAACGTACAGCCCGAAATTCCTGGCCATGTTGGATAATATACAAGATCCAGCATATCCTGGCCTGCATTTGGTATATAGTCAATTCCGCACACTTGAAGGCATCGGATTGTTTTCCATGGTTCTTGAACAAAATGGATTTGTTCGCTTCCGCTTGAAAAAGTCCACGTCTGGTGGTTGGGAGCTCGATATCAAAGAAGAAGACCTTGGTAAACCGACCTTTGCTCTTTACACCGGCACGGAATCTGACGAAGAAAAGAAAATTGTCTTGAAAATATACAACGGATTTTGGGATGATATTCCAACAAGTATTGCGACACAACTGCGTAAGATGGCGCTCAATAATAATTTGGGCGAGATTATCAAGGTATTTATGATTACGTCATCTGGTTCGGAGGGTATTAACTTGCGCAACACCCGCTATGTGCACATAACCGAACCCTACTGGCATCCAGTTCGTATGGAGCAGGTCATCGGTCGCGCGCGTCGTATTTGCAGCCACAAGGATTTGCCGGTTGAGTTGCAATCTGTGGAAGTGTTCGTTTATTTGATGACGTTTTCCAAAGCACAAATTGATGGCGATGATTCAACGGAACTCAAGCGAAAGGATCTCAGCAAGCGGGCGCCACATATCCCATTAACCAGCGATGAAGCCTTGTATGAAATTTCAACGATTAAGGAGGCAATTAACGACCAATTAACGATTGCCATTAAAGAAGCGGCAATTGATTGCGCGGTATACTCGCGAGGTTCTAAAGAAGGATTGAACTGCGTTAGCTTTGGCGAACCGAATAACACGTCATATTCATACAACCCAAATATGGAATTGGACCAATCGGATATGGTTGCAGCGATTAACAAGGATAAAATTACTTGGACGGCTGTGCCGGTTACTATTTATGGCATCAAATATGCGGCTCGTAAAGTGAAAGAAACGCTTTATAATATCTATGATTTAACAAGTTATCAAAAAGCAGTAGAAGTTGGTGGCGACCCCATCCTAATTGGCACCCTTGAAGTTAAACCAGACGGCAAAAAAATATTCAACACATTGATTAATTAATCGTCTAGTTTCTTTGTCTTTCTTGTCGTATAAGTTGTTCCAATTGGTCGAATCGTTTATTAACGTAATCATACAAGGTTTGGATATCCATTGTGGGTTGTGGGGTGTATGTGGGTTGTGGGGTGGGTGCAGATGTTTTTTTTAGTTTGGAAAAAATAGAATCATTTGTTTGTATCTGCTTAGGTTCGTTCAGTTCAATCGTAGTGTTATCACCCCAGCTAATCTGTTTTGATGAGGAGGCTGCATCATTCAGCTCTTCGGTTTGTAGAGAAATATTCAGATCATTTTTTTCAATCTTGATAGTTTTCATAACATTGGCCTTTTCAATAGCCTTTTCTTCCTTGATAGAAGTCGGTGCGGATTTTAGCCAGTTTTCGGCATCTCCCTTATTTGCTGATTTGTAAAATTTGTCTAATTCCAAATTACGTTCTGCAATCGTTCGTTGTATAATCATATTCATTTCTGTAAGTGGTACGTCTTTTGTGCTGTCTGTAAATACAGGGGTAGTTGGCACTGGTACGGCCATTGCACTTGTAAATTCTTGTTGCTTTTTATTAAGTTCTTGTTCAAAATTAGCGGCGCGGTCGTTTTGTAATTCTTCTTGTGTAATCAATAACTTTTTCGCAGGAGGAATCGGTCTAGCTACTTGAGTGGAAGGGGCTTGTCTCAACAAATTTAACATGAGGGATATAAATTGTTTGTTCAATCCAATCAGCGTTGTTTGTGGTTTCGATTTCTCTCGTTCATAAAATTCTGGAAGCGTCTTGACAAATGTTTCCTGTGTGCGCTTGTCTTTCATAATAGATTCTTCATCTATCAACACTTCCCACAACATTTGGACATTTGTATCTGATAAGAAATTTTTGGTCGACATTATAATAAGTATATATACATTTTTATATACTTATTCTTCGGTTATTGATAGTTTTAGAATAATTTATCCTGGTTAAAATACACTTTGCGAAATTTTTCCATGTATTTGTCTTTTAGTATATGTGTTTTTAAATAGTGTGAGGTTATTTTGTCTTCAAGCATATGAACTATGAAAAACAAGGAGTAAATACCGCATTCAGTATTCCCATATTGATGCTCTACTGGATGATTCTGGTCAAATGTAAAATTCATCCCGAGCGATTTGCCTTGCGTAATAATCGTATTTGCAAATTTCATTATCTGTGGCGGAATTTTCTCTCCTGCACTATCAAAATAAAAGATCGTGTGTTTTTTAATATTAATAAACATGCTTACCCAATGCGAACCGCCCTTATAATGTGGGTCTAAATTGAAACTAACACCAATCTTGGTTTTGCCCTTATTAATCTGTTCTTGTAAATTAAATTCGCACAACTCTTGCCAAACACACTCGCCATACATTTGTTTCGTATCATAATCAATTGGACTTGGCCCCATAAATTCAAAACATTTATACGCCTTCTCGTATTGTTTCATGACTTTTAATATATCCGTACTAGATAACCATTCATTTGGCTTCTTTTTCCAGGAAGCCGGCGCAACTGGTGCAAATGATGAAGACAAGTCTTTACTTGCTTTGTCGTCTACAAATTTTTGATTCAACCAACAAGATTCCTTACTGCAAACATTTTGTAGATTCTTTTGTAAAAGTGTCCAAATAGTTTTTAAATCATTGCTTTTAATCTGAGCGTCCGGGTGTCGGATATTCCACAAATTCCGAAGCTTGTATAAGTCGTTTTCAGTATAACAAGTAAAGTCCATTTTTTTCGGGTTTGGACTGCATTGCACTGGCTTAAACAACTTGGACGAAGTATCTCGTTGCGTTCGCCCCTGGTTGGACTTTTTTGCATTTTTTTGTGTTTTATTATTTATTTTCCTGACCCTCCGTGTTTTTTGTTTTGGATTCTTCTTCATATTTATTGGTGATATTTTTCTTTTTACGAATACCTTTATTTTTCAATGCAGGGTCTCTTAAGTTAATGTCCTTTTGTTTCGGAAGAATTGGATCCTCTTTCGGTGCAGTTGTGCTACGTTTTACAAATTTATCTAGTGTTGTAGGTTCTTTCACGTGAACCGAACGCATGAATAGTTGATCAATCTCCGCTTGTGTCTTAATATCTTCCGCGCTCATTTCAGGCGTCTCTGTCGCGGTAAGACTTGAATAATCCTCTTGAATGATATCGTTTTTGTCTAAAGTTTTGAAATATTCAATACACGCTTTGCTATACATTTGAAATAGGCTCACTATATTTGGATTGTTAGGCGTGGTTGTTGTGGTTGTTTTTTCTGTAGCTTCCTCGGGATAAAGCAGTTCTTTTGTTAGAGATAATATCCGCCTTCTATAAAATTTTTGATCCTTCTTATTTACGACACTTTTCTTTTTTGTCGCGACATATTTTTTATAAGTATCCTTGTTCATAAGACATTCTAATGTTACTTGATTTACGTATTCGGTTGACATACAACGATTATACTATATATCCCAATAAAAAATGTCCTTATTTTACTCACCACATCTAGAATTATGTATATGAGTAAGTTCAGTTTGTATATCTAATTCATGGTCGTTTAATTGTGTCTTTGTTGACAAGTACCGAAGCACACGCTGAATTGCTTCTTTTGTCAAATCAAAACGTTTACTATTAAATGTATTATATATAAAATAATACTTAATAGCAGACAAGTCTGATTTGGGTTCATGATAGTTTGTTAAAATGGAATAATACTCACCATTATAAATCGTAAACAAGTCTGGATATCTGTCATAACAATATGTCATTAGCTGTTCGTCCGAGTGTCCTGTCATTTTACACAATTGTTCGTTAAATATTTCCATCATGGCGTTATAAAATCGGTTTATATAGGTCGCTTCGGCAGTAAATACTGTAGCAGCCATTCCACAAGGTCCTCCCTCTTTGAAAAATGTTGCTAGATCTGCTAATTCTGCTTTGGAACGATAATGAATATAACATGCTGCAATTTTGGGATGGGGATTGTCTAACATTGCCGGCGCACATTGTTCCACGTTTTTCAATACATGATTACATCCTAAATCAACCCAAGCATAGTATTGGGTATTAAAAAAATTCTTTTGTTTGGCAAGTAGTAGCGCAATGCATTTAAATGTTGTAATGAGAAAATAAGATGTAGTATTGCGCTGTCCTGGTATGTTGTATTGACTACAATTTTTACGATTATGTTCAATTATATCAAAATTGTAAGCATAAAAATCGTATTCAACCAATGGTTTGACTATATATTCCGTTGGACATTGATCTGCTAATGGGTCTCTTATTGATTTAATATAACCGATTGTTTCATTATCACAAAATACCACCATTGGATATTTTAAATTTAATGTAGCTAGGCCGTTCTTAAGATAAAAGTCTAATGGTCTAGTTGAGTTGGACGCGTCTTTTAGTCCTTTCAAATTATAAAACATAGTTACAATCGTCGTTTTTGCCATAGTTTATTATATTTACAATCATTATATTTTTTTAATAGTTTTTCGGTAAATAGTTTTTCGGTAAATAGTTTTTCGGTAAATATGTTCATGTATTTATCAAAATGTATGAACGTATGTATATTATTTCTTTTGAACAGGGGAGTCGCTAGCGTCTATTGTTTGAGTTCGTGTAGGATTATAAAATACAGATTGGTGTATGTTCTCTGGTTGTGGATTGCATTGATCAAATTGCGGTTTATTAAACAAATCTGGAAAAGGCTGCATCATATTCGTTCCAGGTGTAAATCCATAATTGTATAAATCACTCTTACTAGTGGGAACATATACTGCCTGGTCGCAATTTTGAAGAGCATAAATCTGATTTTTCAAATCGGATTCTATATTTATATTCGTTGCATATCCCGAATAAGGGCCTTCGTCGTTGCCTGGATTAAACTGGGTAAAGGGATTGAACGTTGGCATGACTTTCAACGGAACATAGAGTTTTCTTCGTGGATCTACCACCGGCATAATAGAGTATTTTGTAGATGCAGGAGGAACACTTAAATATGACTGAAGAGGAACACTTGGAATATTCCTGTCATATATTCGGTGATTTGTTTGGAAACGAATTTCAGAACTAGTTGGTTCGTTTTGATTCATATATACATTACACTTACATTTTAATTCGCGCAACTTTATCATATTCTCTAAATAGACAATTTGAAAAAATATTATTAGTATATATATATCAGAATATGTCTTCGTGGGATGATTTACAAATGAGTGGAGTTAAATTTTTTATTATATCTACATATATTTTTTATATTGGAGCGATAATAGGTGTTGCAGTTATTCATCCAGAATGGTATCGTACGTTAGATAACATCATGAAATTATATGTTGGGTTGTTTTTATTTATTCGTTTCAATCCGTTTAGAGGCGACGTTAAATTTACAAAATTAGACCGCGAAATCAGTTTCCATGCAGGCGTATTCATATTGTCTATGCTTTTAGTTAATAGTGCTTTTGCAAATTATTTTCCACAGGTAGCCATTTTGAATAATAGAAATAATCAGACTATTTGAAAAACGCTTGCAAGAGAACCATTAGTTGTTTAGAAACTATTTTATCTATTTCATATTCTTCCTTTGATTTTATTAGATTATATATACCCGAATAACGTTTCATATATGTTGTTGCAAACTTATTAAAATCTGCCTTGTTTTGCACCAATGGTTTTGAAACGGAATTTGAAATAAACCGGTCTATCATTACATTTGGTTGCAGTGCATTAATATATGTGTTTACATTGATATAATATATATCGTGTTGATGCATACTTTCGTGATATTCAT